GGCCTTTTCAATTAGGAGGACAACATGACACAAGAGGCAACGGAAACGACACAGGAGGTTCTACCCTCCCCGACTGAAGCCGTTGAGGCACAGGCGACTCCTACGGGAGCCGAAGAGCCGCAGCCGACTCCAGCCGAAGGGCCAGAAGCTCCTGCGCCGCCCGAGCCTATTGTCCCTGGGTTCACGGGCGACCCCTACGACGTGCTGGAACTGGACGACATGAAGCCCATCCTTGAGCGCCGCTCTGGACTGATAGAGGAGCGTTTGAGGGAGGACTTTGAGGGCCGTTTAGTGGCAGCTACGAAGAACTGGGAGTCCACCAACACCCACAAGACCCTCAGCGGCATCGTAGGCAACCTGACGGAACAGTTGGAGGCGAGCAACCTCGAAGGGGCCGAGAAAGCCATAGCGCGGTTGGAGAAGTTCCGCGAGCCCTACATGGAGGCGCACGAAAACGGCCTTCAGGGCAAAGGGGCGACCGCGATGGGCAACCAAATCCTCCGCAACATGATGGGGGCTTTGGAGGTTCGCAGCCAGGAAGTCTTGTTCGATTTCGCCAAGAAGTCAAACAACTGGGAGCCCGTGGTTAAGAAGTTCCTCGAACTCGGCGGCAAGAAGGACTACGAACGCGGTCTCACGGAGAACCGCGACGCCGCCGCAGAGAGAGAGAAGCTAGAGTCCCGTCAGGGCAAGGGGGCGAACCTCGCCCCTGGGAGCCCTGCGGGCGGGAAAAAACTATACAAAGACCTAACGCCGGAGGAGCGTCGAGGAATGTCTTCGGGCGAAATCGACGCAATGCTGGCACGAGAAAGAGAGAGATAGATGGCAGTCAATACAGTAAATGTAGGCACGGCAGCCAACTGGATACCTGAGAACTGGCATCCGGAACTTTCGGATGCGGTTCAGGCCCATGTTGGGCTGGCCGACCTCGTTGACCGTTCATTCGACAGCACGATGAAGAACGGCGACATCCTCCGCATCAATGACAGGGCGAACCTCGCCGTTCGGGCGAAGGGAACAGACTCCACCGCAACGTGGTCGAACGTCACCGAGACGCAGCAGAACATCACCATCAACCGGCAGGTCTACAACGCCTTCCTGGTTGAGAATATCGCCGAGCTTCAGTCCCAGCACGCCGTCCGGTCTGAGTACACCAACAACATCACCTACTCGCTGATGTCGTTCGTTGAGGGCGATCTCAGTTCGGGGCTGGCGTCTCTGCCCAATAGCTTCTCGCAGCTTGTCGGCGCGTTGGGTTCCGACCCGACCACCGATAACATGATTCGCTCCGTCCAGTACCTAGACGACGCAGACGTGCCGGAGAGTGAGAGATTCTTCTACATAAGCCCCGGCACTCACGCTGCGCTGTTGAAGCAGGATGTGTTCATCAACGCCGACTACGGCCCCGCTGGGGGTGTCACGACGGGTCGGATTACCAAGCCCGTCTTCGGGGCGACGGTTCACGTCTCCACGCTGGCGAGCAACAACCCCTCCACTTCGGGGCAGTCCTACTCGTGGTTCTGCCACAAGCGGGGCGTGGCGCTCATCATGCAACAGATGCCTGACATCCAGTCTCACTGGATTCCTCTGGAGTTTGGCTGGGGCACCACGGCAGACGTGATCTACCAGTTCGCTGAGAGGCTGATTCTGCCCAAGACGGCGGCATCCACGTCCCCGAACGACAACTTCAACGTCGCCGTGAGAGGGCCATAGTGCCTTCAGTTCAGGTCAAGCCAGGGAAGATTTATCACCCCCTGTCTTTGACCTGCAAGTTTTCGGTGGACACCGAGCTTGTGCTGGACTGTCAGCGCTTGGGAGGGAAACCCTATCGGGGCACTCTCATAGGAAAGATGCCAGAGCTGCATCCATTCGTACAGCTCAAGAATCGCGTGATGTCGCAGACGAAGGAGTTTGTGCGCCACATGAAAAGCAAGGGATATGTATCCCAGCAGGCAGAGACCGAGATGGAACTCTGGGGGCCGTTTCGGGAGAAGTTCGACATGGAGAAGGCATCCCAACTCGTCAATTTCGAGGAGGGTAACCCCTTCATCCCGCAGGGACATTTCGGCTCTGCCGCGCACGGGGGCTGGCAGCATGACGGGGTTATCGGCCCCAGAGTGCTGGACAAAGACCTTCTGCGAGATCACCAAGACTGGCGATGGGGAGTCATCTTCATCGTCAGGGGACAATTTCTAGCCACCAGAGGACACGAGAGCGAAGACACAGGAGGGTTGATCGTATGACACAGGCACCGACAACAGGCTCGATGGGAACGGGCAAGAGCGACGAGCGGGTGATCTACTATCGCAAACCGAGTAATGGAGGGCCTGAAGACGGCTGGATCGTCTGGGGCGACTCGGAATCCGGCACCAAACTGCGGGATAGAGCCATCTTGGGCTTCACCCCCATGTTTAAGTACGGGACCATCACTTGCTACATGGATAGGGAGCAGAAAATCCCCGACCCAGGAAGCGTCTGGGGGCCTATCCTCCGCCATCCAGACGGCCCAGCGGAGTTTCCAATCTCGCAGATCGTAGCGCTACGCTGGCATATCGATCCACCGATTAAAGGGATGAAGTTCCCTCAACTTGCGCCGCCGATCAAAATTATCCAGTACCAGTGTCCAGAGTGTTCCCGCGCTCCGTTCGCGGAGTTGAGAGACGGGGATAAGGTAATCCTTTCGGCCATCAAGTCGATGGGGAATCACCTCACCATCATGCACAAGTGGGACAGGTTGGCCCTTCTGAAGTGGGGAGAGAGAGTTGGCATCGACTTCGACGCCATCGACGCCCGTGTAGAGATTCCTTACGAGTACGAAGCGGAGCCGGAAGTCGAAGACGTAGTGGTGGAGACGAAAACCGCTGAAGTAGCTTCGTGTCACTCCTGCGGCGGCAAGATTATTGGCAAGCTAGCCGACCACGCGTGCCAGCCCGTAACCGCATGAAGGTCTACATCGGCTCCGCAATTTGGCGCTCGGTAGAGCCTCTTCACATGAAGGCGCTCATGCCGCTGCTCCGAGACCCGGACTATGAATACTGGCCCCAGATAGGAGACGCTTGCATGGAGCGGGTGCGGGGCATTTCAGCCACATACTTTCTTCGTCACACCGACGCTGACGTTCACCTCTCGCTTGACTCCGACATCATCGAGTTCGAGAAGGACGTCATCGACAAGATGTGCGAACAGGCCGAGAGGTACGACATCGTGGGCGCGGTGTATATCTGCCGTTCCACATCGAGGACGTTCCCAGCGACCTTTTTCAACGACGGAGGGGTGATTGAGTTCGCCTTCGACCCGACACCAAAACCAGTCCAGTGGGTAGCTACTGGCTGTCTAGCGGTTCACCGCAGGGTGTTCGAGAGGATGGCGGAGACGATGCCTCTCTTACATGAGAGAGACGGCAAGAGGGCGTTCTACGACTTCTACGAGACGATGCACTACGACACAAAGGATATGGGGCTAATCAAACTGACTGAGGACTACGCCTTCTCACAGAGGGCGAAGGACTTAGGCTTCACGTCCTACATCAACCCCGCCGTGAGGGTGGGGCACATGGGGCCTTACGCCTACCGCCTGGAGGACATGGCGCAGACCGTATTAGAGCCCCAACCCATGAAGCTCGAACGGCGGGGAACAGTCTGGCGGGTTGAGTGTGCCATGAACGAAGAGACACCGGAAGGGAAAGGTGAGGAGATACGAGCAAAGTTCAGCCGCGCCGAGCGACGGCGCAACCAACGAAAAGAAAAGGCATTGACTAAAGTGACCTGAAAGGAGCAGACAGATGCCTAACGGTTCTAACTACGGAAACCTTCTCCAGCCGAGCGGGTTTCATCACATTCAGAGGTTCGGCGCATCGCAGAGCGCGTTGGCGCAGTTCCTCTACCCCGTTGCGTGGCGGGATGTAGTCTTCGTCTACGACGACTTTACGGGGGCTGCTTTGAACACTGCCCTGTGGACGGCGGACGGTGTGAATGGAACGGACTTTGACCCGCCTTCTACTCAACTCGTTAACGGCGTTACCCAGGCGTCGGTCAACAACGTTGCCCAGGATCAGAACAGCATAAGGTCGGACGCGGTGTTTCTGGGCGACAACAACTGCGGCGTGGAGTTCCGTTGGAAGATAGACAACATCGACACCCTATTGTTTGAGATAGGGTTTAACGATCCCCTGTCTGCCTATGGCACTTCGGACGATGGGGCGATAGACAACCACGACACCCCCACCATTGGCAACGGTGCGACTGACGTAGCGTTGGTGGCGAGGGATTCGGGTGCCAGCCTGACCACCATGCAGTTCGTCACGGACGGCTCTACCGGCAGCATGGACACGACAGGCACAAACCTGGGGACACGAACGCCCACCAACACCGTCTACCAGACGGTACGGGTGCAGCTTACGCAGACCGCCTCTGCCGTCGCCGCCTCTCACGCCTACGTCTTTGACCAGAACGGGGCGCTGCAAGAGGACGCTCAGCACGGGTCTGCTATTGCCAGCCAGATCAAGGGTGACGTGCTGCTGGAGGCGCGGCTCTACGTCGAAGCCTTAACCACCGCTGCGAGAGTGTGTGATGTGGACCTTATCGCCGTCTGGCAGGACAGGGCGTAGCAGAAGAAGGTGACGAAGAAGAAGTAAAACCCCGATAAATCATTTAGATTCTCACATCAGGAGGAATAGAGAATGGCAGACGAAAGAATCTACGTAGCCCACGACACTCTAAGGGCGGAAGGTGAGGGCAACTGGACGCCAAAAAAGGGCAACAAGCTGGGCTTCGCCATCGCTATGGATTTCTATACCCAGATGGCGATTGAGGGGCGGGTGTTCAACGTCACGGCAGGGACAATCTCTGTCCCGCTCGTCGGCGATGTTGCTCTGATTAACCAGAAGGCTGAGATGGCAGTTGACGCTGCTAGCGGGACAACCATCATCCCCGTCTCTACCAACGTCAGTGTCAACCTTGGCACAGGAACCTTGCACGAGTACGCGGGCAAGTCCGTGGCGACTGTTTCCAGCGCGGGAAGTGCCTTCACCCCGCTCAACCTAAAGTCCGATGGGGTTGCGTCCGCGTCCACGGCGCGAGTAGACGCTGCGGGCGGGGTGACGGTGACAGCCGAGCTGGCCACGACCACCCTACGCCACTGGAGCTGGTCGCAGCCAATAGCGATGGGCGCGTACCTTGCGACCTACGACTGGCAGCCACGAACGCCGCCTGTCCTAGTGGGGCCACGTTGTTACTACGTCCAGATTGCCGCAACCGGCACCGGCCCCAGCTACTTCGCCAGCATCGACTACATCGAACTCCCGACAGTGAATGTCAGTTAGTTCAGCACAGGAGGTATAGCTGAAATGTCAGACCAGAGAGTTTTTGTAGCCCATGACACTCTAGACGCCGGAGCCGAGAACACCTATATGGCGGCCAAGGCTAACAAGCTGGGCTTTGAAATCCTTATGGACTTCTACACTCAAATGGCCATCGAGGGCAGAGTGTATCAAGTCCGAGCGGGCACGATTTCAGTCCCCGCCGTTGGCGATGCCGACATCACCGACACCGCCGCCGATATGTGCGTCGATGCCCCATTAGGCACGGCTATCATGCCGGTCTACTTCAACATCTCCTACAACCTTGCCGCTGCGACCAAGTTTGAGGCGGCGGGCAAGTCGGTAGCAACGGCTTCTACGGTAGGGGCAGCGTTCGTGCCGCTCAATCTGAAGTCCGACGGTTCCGCCGCCACGTCAACGGCAAGAGTCGCTCAGACCGGCAGCGCAGCCGTTGGAGTCACCGTAACGGCAGAGACGGCAGCCACCACGTTACGTCACTTCAGCACCAGCCAGCCCATCCCTGCCGGTGCGTACACCACGACCTATGACTGGGAGCCCACGGCACCCCCTGTTTTGGTGGGGGTACGATGCTTCTATATTCAGGTCGCGGCAGACACCACTGGGCCGAGCTATTTCGCGCACTTCGACTACATCGAGTTGCCGACAGTGAACGTGAGCTAATGGCCATATATGACTTCATCTGCAATTGTGGCGAAGTCATCGAAGCTAGGGTGGGGCAGGGTGTTGACGCCTTGCCCTGCCCCTGTGGGCAAAACGCCAGGCGTTCCTCTGTCTATCAGGTTGCGATTGGCACGAAGGAGAAGCAATATCGCGTATCTGACGTTGTAGAGGCCAGTCAAGAGCTGGATTACGCCCACACCGCCCAAGAGCAGCGAGAGGGGCGGAAGCTAAAATGGCGCAGTCCCTATAAGGCTGCGATGAGGAAGGTGCGTCATTCTACCCGATGAAGCCGTTGGCGCTGCTGATCTCTTCTACGAACCTTTCAAGACCCTGGCAGGCTCAGTGGAGATGGCGGTGGATGGCTCTTCTACCGCCGTGGAGTTCTCCGTCAGCTCCGGGGAGGTGGTTGCGATTGAGCGTATCCTCTTCACCACCGTAGACAACTCGAAAGAGGACGCGGACGGGTTCTTCAGTATAGCCGCCCTCACGAAAGGGATGCTTATCCAAGTGAAGGAAGGCGCTGAGATTCTTCAGCACTTCGGCACCGATGACATACCGATCAAGCGCCACGCTGACTTCAACCTTCTCGCGGGAAATGATCTTGTGGGTGAAGATGCTGGCGGTGATGGAAGGTTCGCAATACGTTGGACTATCGGCAGGTCGGGAAGAAGGCTGCTCCTAAGCCCTCCCCAGAAGTTTGTCTTTATAGTCCAAGACAACCTGTCAACGTTCATTGAGATAAGGGCGCTGGCTCAGGGCTACAGGGTGAGAACATAATGCCGACCTACGACTATCAATGCAAATGCGGTGAAGTCACAGAGGCCCGCAAGGGAGTAGAGGTAAGCTCGCTCCCCTGCCCGCTCTGTGGCGGAACCGCTCACCGTGTCCCCGTCTACGAAGAACAATACACCCGCACGGACTCGGGCGGGATGCAGGGGCGGATGGGGAAGGCGGGCACTATCCCTGAGAGTGTGGAGCGGTACGCTCGCAACTCCGCAACCATCGAGAAGGAGACGGGCAATAAGAGCGGCCTCAAGCTCCGTTAGCACCCGTGCGACGGGCACACCAACCTGATAGGAGTGAAATAACATGGCGCTACACAGACACACCCCAGCGCAGCGGCGGAAACTTCGGAGGCCCCTACCTGCGAAAGCTAGCTCCACGGCTAGGGCGCGGTCAGGTGGTCGAAGGGGCGCGGTGAAGCGGAGACGGTAATGGTCACAAAGGCCAAGGCTAAAAAAATCCTCAAGCACGGCTCTGTTCACGGGAAGCCTTTGACGAAGAGACAGCGTGGCTTTTTGGGGGCTAGGGCGGGCGGCAAGCGCCGCAAAAAATAGGAGTAGCCCATGCCGGTTTCATTTACCTTTGACGACATTGTGCTCGCCCTGGCGCGGGAGGCGTTCAGCGAATACGACATCGTTGACCTCACCACCGACAGCGCGGGGGCCGCAGACGGCACCACAGTCATCTTCGGCGACTTGGCCCACGGCTCCAGCGGCATCACCGACACGGCTTTCCACGATGTCTATATGTACCTTCGTCGCTTCACTGGTTTGGCGACGGCAGGCGGCGCGAGCACGATCACGCTCCGCACTTCAATGGGGACGCTGGCCGCTGACGTGCTCAAGAACTTCACCATCAAGATTACGGCGGGGACGAGCAGCGGCGACGAACGCACCATCTCCGCCAACAGCAACGCCAGCCCCTCCGTAGTCACCGTCTCGTCGGCTTTCACCTCTACCCCCGACACGACATCCTACTACGAAATCTATCCCTCTGGCTCTGCCGCTTCTTCCCAGATCATCAGAACCGCCAAGGCGCTGACGACGAGTCCGTTTGCCGTTGCGACGGGAGCCATCACGGTAGCGCCTGGGTTCAACGGTGACGCTGGGGCCAACATGCTCATGGGCATCGGCGCGGAGATGTTGTTCTACCGCGAGC